AGGAGAAATATTTCCTGCCATAATTACAAATGGATATTCTGATGTAACATCAAAATCAATAGTATATTGATATAATCCTTTTAAAGGTTCTTTAATATATGCTGCTTTAAAATTTTCAACTTTTCCACCTTTTAATTTTGGTGCACATAAATCATTTCTTCTATAATATGTAAGAAAAACTCCTTCTAATACATTTGTCACTTTATCATAAAACTTCATCGGACATTTACTTAATAAACTAATTGTTTGAATTAATTCAATATATTTTAATTTTTGTTCAAGTTTTCAAATTAGTTTAACATCTTGCACATTATAATCAATATATTTTTCTCAATCATTTTCATATAATTCATTCAGTGTGCCATCATATTCTAATTTTCTTTCATTAAGTTCTTCAAATGCAACATCATCTAATTTATATGATTCTGGATTTTTTCTCGTATATTGTTTATATAATAACATATAATCAATAATAGAAATACCGGTAATATCAATATTTAATCCATTATCATCTTTTCTATTTCATACATTAATTTTATTAATTGGAGAAAATTGATCAAATATTTTTTCTTTACTATAAAATAATTTATGTGATCTATTATATAAATATGGTAAATCGAATCCTATAATATTTCAACCAGTTAAAACATCAATATCAGCTCTATTAATAAATTTAAAAAATTTTTTAAATAAATCTTTTTCTGATTTACAATATACAAAATTATTTTTATGAATTCCTGTATAAGGTTTAATTCCAAACACTGTAATTAAATTATTAATATCAATTGAAATAGCTGTTACTACTCCGGCTGCTTCTTCTGGAGTAGGAAAACCTTTATCACTTTGAACTTCAATATCCAATGATCCAATTCTTAATTCTGGTGCTTTAATATCATCATCAGATATTTTATAGTATCTTTCAGCTAAAAATTGTAATTCTGGCTTTACATGATCTTCAAATTTTTTAATTTCTTTATTTTCATTAAAAGTTTTATATTTTTTATAATTTTCAAATTCTATTTTTTTTGCTTTTTCTCCAAAAATTGTAGAAATGTTTCCTTTTTTATCAGGAACATAAATATATGGCACCCAATCTATTTCATCGTAAATTCTTTTATCATTAATTGTTTCTCATAAATGAATCTTATTTGTTGAATAATTATAATAAACATTTCTAAACATTTTAACCTCTTTTTAAAAATAATTAAAAATAAATTATATATAATTTTTTAAAAATTGTAAATTAAAATTTATTTTTAAAAAAATTCTTCTATTATATTGATATTATTAATTTTTGTATCTATTTGTTGTTTTTCATTATTTTGTTTGATAAAATCCACATTACTAAATTCTAATTCATTATTAATAAATTTTTTGCATTCATTAATTCAATCTGCAGCTGTATTAACAGGAACATTTTGTGCAATATGATTAAAATTTTTAAATGGATTAATTAATTTCATATCATTCGGTAAACCCATTAAATGCATTAATTCTCTAATTGAATAAAATCTATTTTCTGTTGGATGAATATAACTTCACATGCTTTTTCCAATAATAGCATTAACATAATTTCCAGTATAAACTAATGAAGAATCTCAATAGCTTTTTCCGTTTTTTATTTTATTTTTAATATGTTTTGCACATTTACAAAGTTTTTCATTATTACTATATTCAATAAATTCATCTAATAATTTATTTTTTTCTATTAATTGTCATGCAGTAATTTGTTTATTTTTTAACATAATATTTCTAAAATCATTTCCAAATTTTTTAATTATAAAATTAAAATGAGGATCTTTAAAAATATCTTTTTTTATTTCGTGTTGTAAATTATTATCAATTTTTTTTAAATATTCGATTAATCCAATATTTTCTATATTATAAAAATTTACAATAGGCGCATATTTTAATTTTCAAAAAATTGCAAAAGTTCTGTGTCTATGTTGAGGAATACCATGTAAAAATGTATCTGTTTTAATCAATGACATTGAATAATTATTTTTTTTGGCAATATTAAATAAATTATCTACTACTAATGCACCAGATTTAGTATATAAAGCCGGTGCATTTTCAAAAATAAAACATTTTGGTTTTATTTTTTCTAATGCTAATGTAGTAATATTATACATATTATCATTTTGTTCTGCATTTGCGCCTCTAGACTTACTAGTATTAATTAATGATAATCCAGAACAAATAGGAATACTTACTACAATATCAATATCTTTAAATTTTATATTTTCATCATTTTTATTATTAAATTTTGAATAATCATTATACATGCTTAAATAAGGAACATTAATATTATGTTCCTTAAAATAATTTAATAAATGTATTTCATTTTCTGCCCCATTAGAAATTATATATTCTGGTCATGTATTTAAAGCTTTATATGCTCCAAATACCATTCCTCCAATTAAAGGTTGTATTGCCAATCATTTCATTAAATATATTTCTCCTTAAAAAAAATCTAAAATAGAAAATTCATCATTTTTATTACAATAAACATTATCAATTAATTCTTTAAATACTAGATCGGCATTATTATGTAATTTATAAAAATTATATGCTTGATTTCTCATTTCATTACTTTCTAATGGATTTTTTGCTAAATATTTCATTTTATCAAAGATTTTTTTTGAATTATCTTTTGATAATCATAATGTTCCATTATTTTTACAATTTATTAATGGTTTATTATAATATCTATGTAAACATCTTTCTCCATATTCTTTTCTAAAAATTGGAATTGCTCCAGAACATACTACTTCACAATGAGTATATTCTATAGATCTACTAATAAATTCTGGTTTTAAAATACTTAATTGATATCCAAATCTACATTTACTTAAACGATGTAACATTTCATTATTAATAAATGGACCACAAATATAACATTTATTTTCTAAATTATCTAAAATTTTATCTGTAATTTCAAAATAATTTGGATATTTTTTAATATAATTTTCTTTTATAAAAATATATGCAGGAGATTTTTCAATGCCTTCTAAAGTTGTTTTAAATGTTCCCATTAAATAATCTTTATAAAATGGTAAAATTAAATCATATCCTTTTCATGATGTTGTTCTTCCAATTCATTTACAATGATAAGGATCTTGATTTTCAATATTTTGTCAATATTTATCTTTAACTTCATTAAAATACATTCCAGGCATCATTTCATTAATAACAATATTTTTAATTTTTTTTACATATTTTGAAAATGCATTTCTTTTTGAATGTGCAAAAATTTTATCTACATTTTGAATTGTTTCATTTAATGCACCATTACGACGAATACTTTGAATAGCATGATCATGTTGAATTAATATTTTTTTACATGTTATATTTTTAAGTAATTTTATTCAATTGCTTAATTGTAATTCTGAAAAATTAATTGGAGGCAATGAATTAATAAATACACAATCATATTTATTAATTTCATTTGATATATCAAAATCTTTTTCTTTTAATTTAAATAAATAAAATTCTTCTATATTATGTGCATTTGTTCTAGTAAATTTTTTATCTTCACTTACAAAAATTTTATATTTTATATCATGCTTTTTAAAATATTTTGCTAATTCTATTGTATATTTTGTTACACCACATCCTTCAATACCTCTTCCTAATAAAATTGCAATTTTTTTCATTAAATATTCCTTTTTATTCTATAATTATTTTAACCCATTCTTCATTAATTTGTTGAGCTTTTTTAGTTTTTGGAAATATTGGCCAAAAATATCCCTCAATTCCATAATCTCTCCACCCATATTTACTATAAAATTCACTGTTTTTTCTTACTAAATTAGACTGCATGGAAATATGAAATAATTTCCATCCCAACCATTTAGGATAATTTATATTTTTTGGAAGATTATAAAAAGGAATTTTTTCAGATTTAAAATTTCTATTAAGACATTCTTGTTTAATAATATTAGCATATTCTTTTAAAGCATCAACATTATTTTCCCACATTCTACATGCTGGATGATTTCTCCATGCTTTTTTATTTTGCTCAATAGTATTTATTAATTGATATGCTTCAACGTGTTGCTTATTTAATCGTTTATTATCAAGAACTTGAGCAGATTTTTCAAAAGAAGAATAAGGAAGAAATGTTTGCATAAAAAACTCCTTGTTGTTATTAATATTTTTTATTATAACAACAAGGAGCTTAAATGTAAATAAAAAATTATTTACATTTTAATTTTTGATTCTTTTGTATATCTAAAATAAGATAATTTTGTTCCTTTATTTTCAAATTCTACTAAACCTTCTTCTTTTGCTTTATCAGTTAAAAAATAAATCATACCTTTTTTTGGATTAACTTTTACAAAAGGTATTTCTTCATTAGAAAGTCTTGGAATAAGTCTAAAAATATATTCGTCAGACTTAATTGAAATTTTTTCTACTAATTTTTTATCAAATGTATTTAATGTTACTAAAGGCCATTCAATAATCTTTGGAGAATTTACTCCACAAATAGCAACAAACTTTCTTCCATTTTTTAATTCTTTATTAAGAAGCTTACTATTATCTGGAGCCCAACCAGAATTATCGTCATCTTCATAAGATTTATATTTCGCTTCATTTAAATAATTATCAATTTTTTCTATTAATTCCATTTGTTTCTCCTTTTCCATTTTATATAAATTTAATTAATTTTTTTCATTATTTTTGTACCATTATATTCTGAACGAATATAAAATGGTCTAGAAATTTCTGAATTTCTTGTATATTGATAAATTGCAGAATCTTCTGGTGCAGCAATTTTATATCTGCTATCTTTAGCTGAAGCAAATATATTATAATCAACATCAAACACTGGAAATTTATCACTACCATATTTTTCTATATCATCAGCAAACACACCTTCTACATCAGTTGGATATTCACTCATTATTCTTTCTCCCTAGGACTAATTTCAATAATACTTTTTGATGACGCAGTATCATTAAATATTTTTTTAATAAATTTATATTTATTTCTTGTAATTACATTTACAGAAAATCAATATTTTTTTAATTTGGCTTCTAAGCCTTTCAATTTCATATCATTTAAAATACTTTCAAATTCTTTTGGATATTCTTCTGTATTTTTTTCTTGAATTCGTTCTAATAAATATATCATTATAATATCTGCAAATTCATCTTTATCTACATTAATTTTCATTTTTTAAATCCTTTATATCATTAGGAGATATTTTTTCTAAAAATTCTTCAATTTCAAAAAAATATATTTCATCATTTTTTTTATATCTAAGATGAATAAATCGAATATCTTCTAATTTAATTTGTAATTTATTATATATATTATTATTTATTCCTAATCAAATTGTATTTAATCCTTTTTTTTTAATAATTAAAAGAGGTGATTTATTTCCTCTACTAGCATCATTTTTTGCTTGATTTCAAAAACTTTCAATTTCATCATTTTTATTATATTTGAGATGTTTATCTAATGATGCTTTAGGATACCCATTTTTAGCTTCAATTGAAAAAATATCAGTTAAAAATTTTGCTTCTTCTTTAAGAGCTATTATATCACCAGACATATCAACATTTTCTAAAATTACAGAAGAAACTCCTCCCGAATTCGGACTTTTCCATAACAAGTATGGTTTTTCTGTTCCTTGTATTCATTTAGAAAATCGTTTAGCTAAATATCTTTCAAATGCAGATCCTTTTGCTTTTCCGCCACCCTTTTTCATTAAACATATTTCTCCTTAACATTATTTATTATTATTTATACAAAAAGCCAACACAAAATTAAAATGTATTGGCTTTTTATATTCATTATGTTAAAGAAAAATTACTCAATAGAAATTTTAACTTCTTTCTTTTTCTTTAATGGAAAAGTTAAAAATAATAACCCATCTTGAAATTTTGCTTTAATTTCAGAAAATTCAACATTATCTGTATTAACAATTTTAAATTTTTGAATTACTTTTCTTTCTTCTCCAAAAACTTCATATTTTCCGTCAATATAAATGTACCCGTCACCAATAGAAATTGAAGTATTATCTTTATTTAATCCTGGAAAAGAAAATACTTGAATTAATTCATTTTCTGTTGTAAAAATATTTTTTTCTGTCTTATAAAATTCATCTCCAAATGGAAATACTTCATTAAATGTAAACATATATAATTCTCCTTATTAAAAATTTTTAATATATATAATAATTAAAAAAAGAATGTAAATAGCTTAAACTAAAATTATTTACATTCTTTTTATTTATATGTTTATAGATTTTCTAATTCTGCAAGTAAATCTTCATCTGAAACTTCGTCTTCTTCTGATTCATTTGAGGAACTTTCTTTAGATTCTTCATTTTCCTCTACTTTTGAAGAATCTTCCTTAAAAGGGACTTCATCATCAAGCTCCTTTTCAAGTTCTTTTTCATATCTCTTATATTCAGAAGAAATTAAATCCCAAAACATTTCATCTTTCATTACTTGAATTAATTCATTCATTGATGTATCATTTTTACTAAAATGTTCATCAATGGCAATTCTTTGTTCCATTAATTCATCAATTTTATTTTCTGATTCAGCAATTGGAGATGGTCTTCGAGCAAACATACTCATTGAATATTCAGGAAAACTTTGTCCTTGTCCACCTGATTGAACACCTACTTTAAGAATAAAATTATATCCATTTTCACTAGGATCAAAAATAGATGCACCTAATCCATTCTTTGTATCTTTAATTTCTTCCTTAAGCTTTTGTTCAACCTTACCTGGAAATTCATATAACATAACCTTTCCAGCATTTTTATCATCATCATCCTTTCCATCATCTCGAGGATCATCAACTACAAATACATTACATACAAACTTTTGCTTTCTCTTTAATCGTCTTGCTTCATTCTTATCAGATTCTGATCCTTGAAAAAGTTTATTTACTACAGAACAAATAGGACAAGGATTATCAAAATTATGTGTTTTTGGACACTGAATAAACTTTCATTTCTCACCAACTTTAAACATGTGATAATACATCTTCTTATAAAATCCATTATTTAAATCTGGAAGAAATCTAATTTCATAAACATTTGGACTTTCAACAGTTCCCTTTTCTACTGTAAACTTCTTTGTAAATCCTGCACCAAAACTTGTTTCATTTTCTGTCTTCTTTTCTTTGGCAAAATCAGCAAATAAATCCTTATTAATTCATTTAGACATACGTATTTTTCTCCTTTAATTTTTTTAATTTTAGCTCACTGTCTTTTTCTTAACAATTATTAATTTTCTTTATTTCCTCCTTTTGTCTAAATTTATAATTATTTATATCTTAATTTAAAATAATTGTAAATTAATGAATTATTTTAAATTAATTTTTCTCCAACGTTCTTTTCCTTTTACCTTAAATAGGGGATCATGAGATTGACTCCATTCTACTTCAGTCATCTTACCAAAAGAAAGTCTTCCAAATCCTCTTTCCTTCTTTCTTTCCTGTCTATTAGGATTAGTAGGAACATTAAAATTAGCTTTTACCATTTCACCTTTCATTTAATTTACTCCTTTGTTAAATTATTATCTATTTAATTTTTTCAAAAAATGTCAACTATTAATAATCAAAATCATAATTTTCATCTTTGATATAAAAGCCACAACTTCCATTAGAATTATCTAACCATTCATCTAAACATTTATGAAGAAATCTCCTATAATCCTCATTTTTCAATCCATCAGAACTACAATTAGGAGGACAAATATCTGAATGAATTTTATTATTATTTTCATTAACATATTCAATTTCAGCATGAACAGTTTTCATTTTTAAACACCTTTTTTAAGGATTATACGTAATTACACAATTTCCAGAAACTTCCATAAATTTGTCTGTTTGCTCATCTACAAAATGATACCCATCAGAATTTTCTTCACTAGAAATTTTTCCAGATGAAATTCCTGAATAGATAAGTTTTCCTCCTGAATAACATTCTATTTTTGCATTATCGCCTAATGCTCCAATTTTACCTCTTTGTGCATCAGTACATCCTATTAAAAATCCAATCATTATAATACACAAGCACAAATGTTTCATTTTTTCTCCTTTTTTAGTATAATAATATAAATAAAAAATTTTTAAATATGATATGTCGGTTTATTATCAGGATTTCTTGACACACTTGCTACACCTTCAACTCCATCATCTTCTGTAGGAAAATAAACTCTTTTTTCTGTCCAAGCAGTAAAAGGCTTCCCCTTTACCTTAAAAGAATTACCATCAAATTCTTGCATTAATTCATTTTTATCAATAGTAATAGAAATAATATCTTTAAAAGATTCTTTATAAACTCTCATTTCATTTTTAATCATTTTATATCAAGTAGACATATTTTTTCTCCCTTATTTTTAATTAAGTGGGCAATTCTTGATTTGAACAAGAAAGGTCTTTTTATCAGACCTACAAAAATCTGCAGATTTTCTGCATTACCAAATTATGCTAATTGCCCATTTTCAAAAAGTATTAATTTTTTATTTGTTTCTTTTTCATATATAATCTTTAATTCTTTAAAAGTAAATATTTTTTTGATTTAAATGTTTTTAACCAAACTATAAAATCATTTGCATCTTTTGCTCTCATTATAGGTCAATCTATTTCAGTCCTTTTAAAATTTTTATTATTAAAACAATCTATTCTTCCACCAATATGAATATCAGAATAAGATATTTTATTATCATCATACCATTTTAAGGAATATGGACCCATACAATTTGTTCTATATGTCCACATTATTATTTTACTAATTTATTAAAAGGGTTAGGGTGACATAACCCTAACATTTTTCTATTGTCACAATAGATATTTACACTTTTTGCTCCATCTGAAACAATTTTTTCTTTCATCTGTTGAACAAAACAAAGTGAATAGGAATGTGATTGTTCATAACATTGTCCATCAACTTCTAATCTGTATTTATGTCTAAACATTTTAAATCCTTTTTTAAGTTGGTGGCCCTGTCTGGTTATGATCCAGAGCCTGGAAAGTCAAAGTTTCCTGTGCTACCATTACACCACAAGGCTATTGATTTTAATTGGTGGGAGAAGATGGATTTGCACCATCGAAGGCTTTTGCCAGCAGATTTACAGTCTGCTCCATTTGACTACTTTGGTATCCTCCCAAATTTTGGTACGGAAGGTGGGGTACGATCCCACACGCTATTTCTAGCAAGAGATTTTGAGTCTCTCATGTCTACCAATTCCATCACTTCCGCATAAAAATGGTTCTCATGGAATGATTTGAACATTCTATCTTTCGCTTATAAGGCGAGTGCTTATACCAATTTAAGCTTCATGAGAATAAAAATAATTAATACAGGAAATTATTACCTTAGCCAATCAACAAAAAACACCCTTGACAAATTGATACCATTCATTTTTCAAAGTTTAGTTAAAGTGTTAATTAAAAAATAATTTCCTGTATTAAAAATTATTATAACAAATTTAATTAAATTTGTAAACTAAATTTTTATTTTTTCTCTACATTTCTTTTTTAATTTTTCTTTCTTTTTATCTATATGAGTAATAGAAGGATTATCTAGTGTTACTCTTTTTTTCACAGAAATTTTTACTTTCTTTTCTGGAAAAACTTTTTTGAAAATTTCTTTTGTGCTCATTTGAATACTCCATAATAGGAAAAGAACAATAAGATTTTGAATCCTGAAAAATTACTTTGTTGTTTTCAAATCTAATTTTCATAATGTTTCTCCTAATTTTATATTATTGAAAAATTTTAGTGGAGGAAGGTGAGGGACTTGAACCCCCATAACGCTCATCAC